AATTATCTGATTCATTAAACTCAACGTGCGGGCTGAAAGGCCAGCTCGTTTTTATAAGGAAATCATATGCAATACATCAACGTTGCCAATCAAGGCGTAAAATCTCTTTCACCTTACCAAGCTGGAAAACCCATCGAAGAACTCGAACGTGAATTAGGCATTACTGATATCGTTAAACTTGCCTCAAATGAAAACCCTTTTGGTTTTCCTGAAAGTGCGAAAAAAGCCATTCAAGCCCAACTTGATCATTTAACTCGCTATCCTGATGCGAATGGTTTTGAACTTAAAGCAGCGATTGCAAAAAAATTTGGTGTGCAACCAAACCAAATCACCCTTGGCAATGGTTCTAACGATTTATTAGAGCTCTTTGCTCATACCTTTGCGGGTGAGCATGATGAAGTGATTTATTCACAATATGCTTTTATTGTTTACCCTTTAGTGACCAAAGCCATTAACGCCGTCGCAAAAGAAATTCCAGCTAAGAATTGGGGGCATGATTTAAACGGATTTTTGACCGCACTTTCAGATAAAACCAAGCTGATTTTTATTGCCAATCCAAACAATCCAACTGGGAATTTCTTAACGGAAGCAGAATTGGATGCCTTCTTAGCCAAAGTGCCTGAAAATGTGATCGTGGTATTAGATGAGGCTTATACTGAATTTACTCATCCAAGCGAACGCGTTAATTCTTTTGCATTACTGGAAAAATACCCTAATCTTATCGTTTCACGCTCACTATCGAAAGCTTATGGACTTGCGGGTTTACGTATTGGCTACGCGGTCTCTAATCCTGAAATTGCAGATTTATTAAATCGTGTTCGTCAGCCATTTAACTGTAATAGTCTTGCTTTGACCAGTGCGATTGCGGTGATGAACGATGATGCCTTTGTCGAAAAAGTGGCTGAGAATAATCGCCAAGAAATGAAACGTTATGAGGCCTTCTGCCAACAATATGGTTTAGACTTTATTCCATCTAAAGGTAACTTTATTACCATTGATTTTAAACAACCGGCCGCACCAATTTATGATGCATTATTACGTGAAGGCGTCATTGTGCGTCCTATTGCTGGTTATGGCATGCCAAACCACTTACGCATCAGTATTGGCTTACCACAAGAAAATGACAAATTTTTTACTGCACTCGTTAAAGTGCTTAATTTAGGAAATGAAAAATAGGAGCTTTTATGACTCAAGTAACAATGATGGGTAATCCCATTGAAGTAAGCGGCAACTTTCCCCAAAAAGGAGAGAAAGTGACCGCACTTACGCTCACCAATAAAGAACTCACTGACGTCACGCTTGATACTTATGCAGGAAAACGCAAAGTTTTAAATATTTTCCCAAGTATTGATACAGGTGTATGTGCAACTTCTGTTCGCAAATTCAATCAACAAGCAGCTAATTTAAAAAATGCTGTGGTACTTTGCATTTCAGCTGATTTACCTTTTGCACAAGCACGATTCTGCGGTGCGGAAGGTATTGAGAGCGTAGAAACTCTTTCTACTTTCCGTCATAAAGAAGTCCATGAAAACTTAGGGGTAAATATCACAACTGGTCCAATCGCGGGCTTGACTGCTCGTTCAGTGATTGTCTTAGATGAAAACAATAACGTGTTACATAGTGAATTGGTGTCTGAAATTAAAGATGAGCCAAATTATGAAGCTGCGTAAACCCGCACAACATAACTGTCCCTAAAAAAGCAAGATAAATTCCTTTTCTTGCTTTTTTCATTTAATGAAACAGCGTTACATAACTGCACCTATTTAGCCCTCCATCCCTCCCTAGCCTAATTCGACCGCAGTCAGTCATTTTTCCGTAATGATGACTTGCTATGTAAACCTAAGAGAGCAATCCTATGACCAAGTTAAACAAACACAGGAAACCTACAAAATGACAAATTTTAAAATGAGAACCGAGCAAGAAATAATGATGGAACTAGCTCTTGTTGCCGTAAAAGAACACGACGGTTTTGTTGTAGACGGTTCGCAATATTCACTGCCTAACGAATGCGGACAAACTTTTGTCTATAACACGGCATTTTTAGATGTGCGTTTTGTGGAAGACGGACGCAAAGATTGCGTGGTGAGATTTACGTCCACGCTCGCCCCTTTTGCCCCACCGTTTTATTGTTTACTTTCCGAATTAGAAGACTAAAACAAAAGGTCTCGTGATTACTCGAAGCCTTTGTTACTGCTAGAATTTATAGACTAAATTGTCTTCATACGCCACTTGGTAGTTCAGTTTGGCATTGACTGTAATCCGTTTGGCGTTTTCAAACGCCTGCCAATTATGCACTTTATCATCGACCATATACTCAATAAACCGCACAAATTCCGACTTCGTCGAGCTAAAGAACACATACGGTGGTCGCGTAATATTGACCAATCGCAAGAAATCAATCAAATCAAAATAGGTGGCTTGTTTGTAGCTTTCCTGCCTTGTACATAAATATGGTGGATCTAACACAAACAACGCTTTCGGATTATCGGTAAACTTCGGCAGCAGCGTATGGAATGATTCACGGATAACTTCCACGCCATCCAAATACCCCTCTGCACTAGGATAATCGCTTAATCGAACGCAATGCCAAAAATCTTTCTTATACAGTTCGTCTAATGAGCTTACTTGTTGTCCACTAAATAATAGCCAACTCATCAAGCAGTTTAAATCTTTGTAACCTTTGAATTGGTCGATGATTTTAATGATTTCTGCCTTTAACGACTTTGGTAAACGCTTATTCTTTGGCGTAGCGTTACCAATTTTTGCAAAGATTTGTGTGCGTAAGGCGTTAGTGTCATTGATATATACCAATCTTTCGGCATAGCCATCAAAATCATTGTAAATGACGCGGGCTTTCGGTTTTAACCGTTTGGCGGTGTGACTGAGTAAGCCTGAACCGCCGAATGTATCAATAATCGTCCAGCCCTCGCCATCACCTTTAATATTCTCATTTAAAACTGTTTCAAAATGTTTAAGAAACATTCGTTTTTGTCCAATAAACGGCAACGGGGCTTGTTTAAAGGTGTTTTGATTTGCCATAGTTTTTCCTTTATATGGCGTTCCGATGCTCAAGGCATTCTGACACTCAAATCAAATTAACGTGTAGTATTAACAGTTTTGCAACGAGGGCATTTGATTTCTAAATAACCAACTATCCCCACTTTCGCCAATAATTTGTTACAAAATGTGCAACGGATTGCTTTAATTGACTGCATATATTTCTCCTAATCAAAAGATTTGTTACAATCCACCAGCCTTGCGCAAGGTAGGCGGCGTATGGCTATATGCAGGCTAGGTCTGCGTAGCTGGTAACAACGAGCATTCCTAGTGCCGTTGTTATCGCCGTCTTTTCTTTATTGAATTAAACTTTGTGCAGGGTAAACTCTCCTTTTAACTTTTCTCTTTATTAAATATAGCGGCCAACTGATTCGGACTAAATCGCCAGCCATTTCCCCCACCGCAAATCGCATTAAAGCACCACTCACTGCAAAAATATTTTGAGCGTTTTTGTTTGATGCCTAGCACAATCCCTAACGCACCCCACCAGTCATATTTGCAATCCAAAGTGTGGTCAAGATAGGCTTTGATTTGCACCTCGGCGACATCATTAAGGGGGATTAAATCCCATTTGGTGTTATCGGATACATCAATCTGCTTGCAACGCACGCCGCCGTCTTGCACCGATGATGAGTAGCAGTCATATACTGTCGCATGCTCATAATGATGCCCGTTGTCAAACTCAATACGCTCAATGGCAATCTCGCAATGCGAGTATTGGCCCTTGGTAAAAAATCGAGTGATGCGGTCTGCCATTGCTTTGACAGGCTCTTTTCTCCAGTCTCGCTTGTGCTTGTACATCGCCAAATAAACCTTAGCCATTTTGATATGCCTCCATCAAGTTATCCATTTGCTTGATAATGTCATCATGGATTGATTGTAGTTGCTCAAGCGTGAGATTAGGTGCTTTGAGCTCATACTTGCGCATACGTTGGTTAGCCAACTCAACTTGCAATTTTTCCAGTCCTGCCGCCTGAGTCAAAATCAGGTTTGTGGCGGTCTTGTTATCTAGTCTCGCACGTTGTGCAAAGTCTGAGACATAACGGCTGCACTCGCCTTCATAATTTGCGGCTTTATACGCTTCTGCCGCCGCTTGGCGTTCGCGATACTCCGATTCAAATCGAGTCCATGTGCTGTAGATTGCGGCTGCGTGCTCATCTATGTTGGCGATAAGGCGAGTTTGGTTTTTTGTAAAATTATCAGCAATTTTCGCTTCATCTTTTACCCATGCTGTACCGTTCCATTTGCATGGTTCAGCAAGTGGCGCAATTGCAGTTAAATTTTCGGACAATTCACCTAGTGCGGTATGTTCTATTTTTTCGCCTGTTTCTTTGCTGTAATATGTGCCCCGATGGTCGGATTGATATTGCCAACTGTTATCTGCTCGCACAATGACAAAACCTTGTTTCGGTTGTGGTGGCACATCTAAATAACTGCCTGCGGCAAGGCTACCGCCTTCGCTCACATATTCGGTTGTGCTGTGGCTGTAAATGCCGTTGTTGTCTGTGCAGTAAACGGTGATTTCACCACTGGCTTCGGCAAAGCCGTCTTGATTAAATGTTACGGTCATGTTGTACTCCTTATGCGGCTAGGCAGATATAGTGATAGGCGATGTTGCGTGGGCGGGTTCTTCCCATATATTGAATATTTACTCCAAGATTTGAATAAGTACCAGGTGCAGCGTGCCAATTGTTAGCTCTATTTCCAGGTTCTGCCGTAGTCATTTTTACGGTTATATTCGGTGTTTCGCCCAATTTTGATTCATCAAATCCAATTTGCTTAAGGTTATTCCCAGACATAGACACAACGTTATTTACGGAATGAGATTCTTGGACAATTGGAGAGCCAAGTTGAACCGACAACAATTCACGACCTGCATCTACCCCTCGCCCATTATCCCATCCTCGGATAAATTCACCGCGCATGTCTGGTAGTTGCCCTGACGGATATTTCTGTGCCAATTTTGGATAACGACGAGTATCAAACCGCTGTCCGTTCATGGCTAAGCAACCTGTTGGGACGGTAGAGAGCGGATAAGGAATAGGGATACCAATAAATAAATCATGTAAGGCATTAAAATCACTGGCGTTGGCTTTTTTCCCGATTTCAGCAAGCAACGTCGCTTTTAAGTTTGCATCGCCTGCTAACGCGCGGGCTAATTCTTCCAACGTGTCCAAGGCAGCAGGTGCAGATCCCACCAATGCGGCGATTGCGGTTTTTACAAATGCTGTCGTCGCAATTTGGGTATTGTTGGTGTTTGGGGTGGCAGTAGGGGCTGTGGGGACGCCAGTGAATGCAGGATTGGCTTTTGGGGCGTAGCCTGTGCGGTCTCGGTTGATGTCGTCCACTTGGTCTTTTAGCCAGTTGGTTCTCGCTCCCAGCTCTTTCGCTTGGCGGTTGTCCACGCCATCGGGTCCACCCATTACGGGGTCGGTGGTTTCAAGCTGATAGATATTTTCAGCCCATTGTCGAGTAAGGTCTAAATTTGCCATGGGTTTTCCTTTTGATAATTAAGCGGTGCCTCGGTTAAATCTGCCGTTACGTATTGCAAGCCCGTTGTGGCGTAATGCGGCTTGTCGGTAGTCTAAACTTGCCAACACACAGCGAGCTGGCGCAAATACACGCAAGGTCTTACGCAGTAAATCGGCTTGGTCGTTGGTGATGGCTTGTTGTAAAATCACACGGTAATGCGCCCATTTTAAACGGTCGCCGTGGTAGTAAGTGCCATCTCGGATAAATGAACCGTCGCGACGTTTGTCAAACAAGCCTTCAATAATTTCCACTTCGCCAAAGCCCAGCTGGCGAATAATTTCTCGCATTGCCCACGGTGTGCCTTTGTAGCGGTGCAGTTCAACGGCTCGCTTGATGAGTTTCCGTTTGGCTTCTACACTTTCAGCAAGCAACCAGCCGTCATAACCTGTTACACTCCATTTTTCGGCAAGCAGTTCCAAAAATGCCACAGGGACTAAATCCACAAAGCTGGTCATAATTTGCGATTTATCCAGCTGATTTAACCGCTTGCCAAGGTCGGCAAGTGTGGTGAATTTTTCGGACGTTTCGATAATGCTCGGGTATTGCAATTTAGCCATCTTTTCGCCCTGCGTTGATGTTGATAGTGATGCTTTCGCATTCCGCCCATTGCTCTTGCATGATTTCAGTTAATGTCGGGCTGACTAAATGCACGTTATACACGCCCTCCACTTGCAGGACTTTTTGCATATCCAGCGGCACAATATCTAAGCCCAATTTTTGCGTACGGGAAGAAAGATAGGTTCGCAACGCCGTTTCTGCTCGGGCTTTGACTTCATTTTCCGCATAGGTTGCCAGTAAATCTAAATTCGCCACGATGCGATAACTTTTTCGCACAGGGGCAGCAACCACCACGCTATCGCAAAGTGGGCGGCGTTTTTCACCGCTAATGTATTGGCGAATTTTTTCCTGCAGAATTGCTGATGGTAGCCCATATTTGGTCAGCACTGTCACTTTTACCGTGCCGCCTTGTGGTGTGGAAATCGCCACATCGGAAATCACTTGCGACACGCTACGAGTGTGATATTCATAAGCGGCAACCGAACCACAAGTAGTGAACGCTTCAGGGGCGAGCAAAATCCGCTTGCGGTAGTCATCATCGCTTTCAGTACCTATACCATTTGCAGACACATCAATATTGGAGACGGTTACATCGGCTGGCAGTTCGCTTTTGAGCGTTTTGATTTGACCGATTTGCCAGCCGTTGCCGCTTTCGCCTGTGGTTTGGCAAAGGGCTGAAACATCCACATATTGCTCGGTTGGATTTATCCGCACTTCTGTTTGAGTGGCAAAGAGCAAGCTATCAGTCGCGGCAACCAACGTGCCTTGCGGAATCACGATTGCCGAATGAGACCCTGCGATACTAAATCGCAACGTGACGTCTGCTGCTTGGTCAGATAAGCGATAACAGCCCATCGGCTCACCACATAAATCTAAAGCAAGTCCTGTGGCAAATTGCGGAAAGGTTTGCAAAAAGGCGCGGTTAATACCTTGTCGCACTAACATTTCGCGGTAGGCGTAAGATTGAATAATCGACCGTTCAATATGGGCAGGTTGCAAGGTTTTACCTGTGCGTTGCTCGTAGTCGGCAATGGTATCGGCTAAAATTTGCTTGATGTCGTCAGACACAATTTTTACGTCTTCTTTTTTCATTGCGGTTCCTACATTGCGAGAATGGTTTGATAAATCTCCCGATACACTTCATCCACTAACGCCCAATAAATTGTCAGTTCAAAATGCGGAGCCTGTCCATCAATGGCGATATGATCAACCTCAATGCGAGGCTCCCATTTTTGCAGGGCAAGCGTGATTTCACGTACCATATTGGGCAGGGCGATATCTTCGGGGTAGTCGATGTAGCGAAAGTGGTCGGAGCCAAATTCGGGGCGAAGCACATCGGTGCCTTTGAGCGTGTTGAGAATGTTAGCAATGCACTGATGAATATCATCAATGCCTTGCACCGCTTGGTTTTCGGTTGGTGCTAATTGCCAGTGGGTTGAAAGTATCGTATTTGTGTTCATAGCCTTGATGATACAAAGCTATGGGGAGGTGGGCTTTTAAACTGATTTAAAGAAAATGGTGCGTCAAGGCGCACCCTACTCTTGAAGAATTAAGGTTTAGATGGGCTGGTTGGATTGCCGTCACCTTGTTCAAGGTGGTAATGATTTTTAAGGGAAATGCCGTCAGCAATCACATCGCCATCGTTTACGTTCACATTACCGTTGTTCACTTCCACTTCGCAATCATTGACGATAACTTTACCGCTGGTATGAATGGTTAAATCGCCCGATTTACGGTCGTGGGCAATCGTTGTGCCGTTTTTAAATTTTTTGAGCCAAATGTCGCTATTGGCAACAGGTGTGAGGTCTTGCTCGTTGTAAATTGCCCCCAATACGCAGCCACCTTCGCCGCGTGCATCAAGTAAAATCGCCACCAGCTCGCCCACATCGGGCAAACAGTAAAACTGGTTGCCGCCTGCGTTGGGCGTTAAGAATGAGAGCCACGCGGTTTCTAAATCTTCAAGGGCGGGGATTTTACACCGCACTTTGTGGCTTTTCGGGTCGATTGCTGACACAATGCCTTCTTGATAGGTTGCCCCAAAATTATGCGTTTGCATTCGTCATCTCCATACCTAGCGTTAATAAATCATCAGGGATAAATTCCAACATTCGCACTTCGATATTGGTAATGTAGCCTTGACTGCGTGAAATGCTGTGGCGTGATTGCTTGATTAAGTATTTACCTGAAAACACACCTAAATTTTTGAGCAGAATAGTGGAACCAGCCACCAGTTTCGGGTTGCCAATGAGCGTAATATCGCCTGCACTTTGGTCTTCATTTTGCTCGCTTAATGCCGCATCGCCTCTGGCATCAATCTGTTCTTGGCTTTCACCTCGGGTGGTAATTTTGAGCGTATCGCCACTTGCCGCCTGTGCCTGCTTCATTTTTGGGCGAAGCGCGGTGGCTTTTTTGCTTTTTTTTACCACTTTTTTACCGCTTGTATCAAAGCCTTTAATCTCCACCTGCTTTGCCGTATCTTTAATGCGATCACGCAGGAGAATGCTGATACATTGGGTTTCGTCTAATACTGCCACAGGCTCGGTTTGCCCAAGTTCGTCTTTGTCGGTAAACACCAGTTGATTGCTAACAATTTTAAAGCTGTGGTGATACTCACGGGCAAGGCGGGCAAGAAATTCCACATCACGCTCTTGATATTGGGTGATGCGTTGAATGGGAATGTGGC